GTTCTAATGTGCGTACGAGACTTCTGCAACAGGCAGATCAGCAGTTTGATGTAGAAGCAGCAGACGAGCTTTTCTCTACTTGGAAAGAACGTCAGCAGATGATTAATACTACAGCAGACGCTGAAAAGTCGCAACGTAAACAGCAAGTCAAAGCTGCATCCACTGGTAGTTCAAGTGGTAGTGGTGAAAAGGCTTCAAGAAAAATCTATAGAAGGGCAGACATTATTAATCTTATGAGAACTGACCCTGCCCGCTATCAAGCTCTTTCAGATGAAATTCTAAAGGCTTACGCAGAGGGAAGGGTTAAAAGCTAAACTATAGGAAACTATCATGGCTCTTACAACTTCCACATACCCAGCAATGGGTGGCACTGTTGATAATACTTCAGCAGCAACTTTTATCCCAGAAATTTGGTCTGACGAGGTAATTGCTGCCTATCAGAAGAACCTTACTCTGGCTAACCTTGTTACCAAAATGTCTATGTCAGGCAAGAAAGGTGACACTCTACACATCCCTAAACCCGTCCGTGGTCAGGCTAATGCCAAGCTGACTAATACGGCTGTTACTCTCCAGCAGGATACTGAAAGCGAAGTTGCTATCACTATCGACAAGCACTTTGAGTACACTCGTATGATCGAGGACATCACTGACGTTCAGGCTCTGGCTTCTCTGCGTAACTTCTACACAGGCGATGCTGGCTACGCTCTGGCTAAACAGGTTGATGATGATCTGTTTGCTCTGGGTAAGTCTCTGGGTGACGGTGATGGTTCTGACTGGACTCACAGCAATGTTTACTACCCAGATGCTTCTACTGGTCTGACTACTTACGCTGCTGACACTGTAGTTCCTGCTGACGTATTCACTGATGCAATCTTCCGTGACTTGATTCAGCTTGCTGATGACGCTGACGTTCCTATGGACGGCCGTGTTTTCTGCATTCCCCCAAGTCTGCGTAATGCTATCATGGGTATTGATCGCTATGTGTCTTCTGACTTTGTAGACGGCCGTGGTGTTTCTAACGGGCTGATTGGTAACCTGTACGGTATTGACGTATATGTTACTTCTAACTGTCCTGTCATTGAAACTGCTGCTGAGAATACAGCAACAGGCGGCGGTGCTATTAAAGCATCTATGCTGGTTCACAAGGACACTCTGGTTCTTGTTGAGCAGGTTGGTGTTCGTTCACAGACTCAGTACAAGCAGGAGTTCCTTGCTAATATGTACACTGCCGATACTCTGTACGGTACTGGTGTACTTCGCAATGACTCTGGTTTCGTACTGGCTGTCAACGCCTAAGTAAGAAGAATAAGACGGGGGTGTAAAAGCCCCCGCATCTTTAATGTTTAAGAATACGGTAGGCAGGACTAAATGACTGATTATACTAAAGCTACAAACTTTGCTACAAAGGACTCTCTGCCTTCAGGTAATCCTGCTAAGATCGTTAAAGGCACGGAGATTGATACAGAATTTAATAACATAGCTACTGCTATAGCTACAAAAGCTAACAGGGCTTCTCCAACATTTACAGGTACATTGACAGCAGCAGACATGGCTGTCACTGGAGACTTAACGGTAACAGGCGATGCGACAATATCTGGCAATCTTACTTTTGGTGATGCTGCTACAGACACGATTAACCTGGCTGCCGACATTGCGTCCAACATACTGCCATCTGCTGACAATACCTACGACATTGGTGCTATTGGCGCAGAGTGGAAAGACCTCTATATTAATGGTGTTGCGTATGTCGATGCTATTGATTTTGCTGGCACTAGTATTACCGCTACTGGTGCTGAACTTAACACCCTAGACGGTATCACAGCTAACGTCACAGAACTTAACTACACTGATGGCGTTACCTCTAACATACAGACACAGCTTGATAACAAACAACCTCTCAGTGCTGTTCTAACAGCCACCACAGCGTCTTTTACTACTGCTGACGAAACTAAACTAGATGCCATAGAAGCTGGTGCTACAGCAGACCAGACAGCCTCTGAGATACTGACTGCTGTTAAGACAGTAGATGGAGCTGGCTCTGGGCTAGATGCTGACCTGCTTGATGGCAATGAAGCCACAGCATTTGCTACTGCTGCACAAGGCACACTGGCTGACTCAGCATTACAGTCAAGTGACATAGGCGTAAGTGTACAGGGCTACGATGCAACGATATTAGTTGATGCAGACATCGGTGCCAATGTATTAGCATACGATAGCAACCTGCAATCTTTTGTAACAACCTTTACCCTTCCCACAACAGACTCTACTGCTGGCTATGTCTTAAAGACAGACGGTGCTGGCACACTGAGTTTTGTTGCACAAGCAGACTATGATGAAAGCACAGTAGCCATCACAGGCGGAACTATTGATGGCACTACCATCGGTGGTACTACCCCGGCTGCTGGTTCGTTTACTGCTGTTACCGTAGACAACACAGTCTTAGCTGGCACAGCCCTTCTTGGTGCAGGGTCTTTAACTGACTCAAGTGGTGCCATCTCCTTCGGCAATGAAAACCTGACAACTACAGGCACACTAACCTCTGGAGCCTTGACTGCCACTACTCTACTTTCATCAACCACACTTCCAGTAATCCAACTTACGGAGACAGACGCAGGAGTAGACGAGAAAAATTCCCGCATGATTAGCACTGGTGGCGTGTGGAGACACCAGATATTTAATGACTCTAATGCGGCACATTCGATAGTTAAGCAAGTAAACAGAACTGGCGCGGTAATTACTAGCATTCAATATGGCAACCCCGTAGACAATCCTACTCACACTCTATACGGAGCAACCGCAGTTTCAGGCACAGGCACGTTCACCAACGCTGGCACAGGCAACGGAGTCTTCATCGACCAGAATGGTGATGGCACTGCGCTGAACATTGATAGTGAATCGGTTAGTAATCCAGCCATAAACATTAGTGCTGTAACGGACGGTATATGGGTAGGTTCTACTACAACTGGGGACTATGACTACGGTGTTTATTCTTACCTATCAGCCGCAAAGACTACA